CAGCGCGAGGTGGGCGAGGCCGGCGCGCGCGTCAACTCGGCCGTGGTCGCGTGTCTCGATGCGCTGGCGCGCATGTTCGTGCAGGCGCCGGTCACGCTGGCGCAGCTCGCGCCGGAAGGCGAGGAGACCGAGGTGCGCGTGCACCCGTTCCTCGCCTTGCTGCGGCGGCCGAACCCGTACTACAGCGGGCGCCTCTTGCTCAGCGCCACGGTCAAGGACCGCAAGGCGTCCGGCAATGCGTACTGGCTCAAGGTGCGCGCCGGCGCCGGGCGGCCGGTCGAGCTCTGGTATGTGCCGTCCTGGCAGGTCGAGCCGGTCTGGCCGCAGAACGGCACGCGCGAATTCATCAGCGGGTATGAGTACAAGCCCGGGGACGGCAACACGTACGCGCTCGACCCGGCTGATGTCGTGCACTTCCGGCAGGGCATCGACCCGACCAACGTGCGCAAGGGGCTCGGCGCGCTCGCGTGCCTGTACCAGGAGATCATGACCGACCAGGAGGGCGCCGCGTTCACCGTGACGATCCTGCGCAACGCCGGCGTGCCGTCGGTCGTGATCATGCCAGAGACCGGCAAGGAGATTCAGCCGCAGGACGTCGGCGAGCTCAAGGCGAGCTTCGGCGCGAAATTCAGCGGCGACCGGCGCGGCGAGCCGGCCGTCGTCTCGGTGCCGTTGCACGTCCAGCAGATGGCGTTCAACCCGGAGCAGCTCAACGTGCGTAGCCTGCGGCGCATCCCCGAGGAGCGCATCGCCGCCGTGCTCGGCATCCCGGCCATCGTGGCCGGCCTGGGCGCCGGGCTCGACCGCAGCACGTACAGCAACGCGGCCGAGGCGCAGGAGATGGCGTATGAAAATACCATCCTGCCGATGCAGGCCGAGATCGCAGACGACCTGATGCTGCAGCTGCTGCCCGACTTCGTGCCGAACCCCGACGCCTGGATCGTGCGGTTCGACGTCTCGGACGTGCGCGTGTTGCAGGAAGATCAGATGCAGCTGGCCGAGCGCGCGGCGACGCTGGTCAAGGGCGGCCTGCTGACGGTCGACGAGGGGCGCCAGCTCGCCGGCTGGGATGAGCTCCCCCGGGGCGCCGGGGCCGTGTTGCTGCTGCCGGCGACCGTGGTGCCGACGCCGATCGATGCGCTCGCGCTGCCTCCCCCGGCTGCGCGCCCGGCGGCGTCGGCACCGCCCGCAACCCCGACGCTCGAGGAGCGGACCGCCGACCTGTTCGACGCCGAGACGCGCGCCTGGCTGTCGGGCGCCCAGACGAAGGCGCCGGCCGACGTCGGCGACGCCATCGTGCGCGTGCGCGTGCAGCTCGAGCCGGCCGCGGCGCGCGACGTGCACGCGCTCCTGCGTGAGCAGCAGCAGGCGGTCAGCAAGCTGGTCGCCGAGCTGGCGGCGGTCGCGAGCGGTGTCGTCGTGCGGGGCGCCTCGGACTGGAAGGCGGGTCCCGACTTCCCCACCGCGCTCGAGGGCCGACTGCGCGCTGCGTTTGCCGACGACACGCGCCGCACGCTCGTGCGCATCCACACGCGCGCGCTCCTGGGCGTCACGGAGGTCGTCGCGGACGGCTTCAACGTCGAGATCGATCCGGAGCCGGAGCGCAGCGCGTACCTGCGCGCGGCGGCGCAGAACGCGGACGCCATCGCTGACACCACGCTCGCCGCGGTGCGCCGCACGCTCGGCGAGGGCGTCGCGGCCGGCGAGAGTGAGGCGCAGCTCATCGCGCGGCTCGAGGAGCTGCCGGCGTTCGATGCGCAGCGCGCCGCACTGGTCGGCCGCACCGAGCTGACGATTGCGAGCAACCGCGCGGCGCTGCTGAGTTACGGGCAGGTGCCGACCGTGGTTGGCGTGCAGGTGCGCGACGGCACCGACCACGACGAGCCGTGTGCCAGCATGAACGGCCGGCGCTTCTCGCTGGACGAGGCGCGCGGGATCCCGAGCATCGAGCACCCGCGCTGCGTGCGCGCGTTCTATCCGCTGACGCGCTGACACCGGCGCCTCTGGAGGCGACGACATGGCGAGAGGGGCGAGGGAGATCCCCATACAAGAGCCGATCACCCGCATTTTCGCGACCGTGGAGCGCGCGGGCCTCGGCACCCTGACGATCTCGGGCCCGCTGGCGCTGCTGGCGGAGCTCACGAGCTCGCTGCGCGCGGATCAGCCCCTCCCCGAAGCGGGGAGATCGGGCCACGACCCGACGCCGCCGTCCCAGGACGTGCCGGAGCTGGCCGATGCCGGCGCGCTGACCTAGCGACGAAAGCCCGCGGCGCTAGGGGCGAGCTGCCGTCCCGTGCTACAGTGTGGGCGCCATTCCGGACACCTGGGGGGCGGCTATGGACACCAAAGCGCTCACCGCGCCGCTGCGCCTGAAGGACGACGGTGCCGACGACGGCCAGCTCGTCGCGCGCTTCGCCGTGTACAACACGCTCGACTCGCAGGGCGACGTCATCCGGCCGGGCGCCATCCGCAGCGGCCAGATCGTGCCGATGGTGCCGGCGCACGACTGGCGCTCGTATGCTATCGGCGAGGGCGTGACCGAAGAGCGCGCGGACGGGGCGTACTACCTGGCGCAGCTCTTCACCGACATCCCACTCGCGGCCGACTGGTATCGCTCGATGAAGCATCGCGGTCCGCGCCAGGAGTGGTCATTCGGCTTTCGCGTGACCGAGGCCGAGTCGGGCGAATTCGAGGGTCAGCCAGTGCGCATCGTGAAGGGGCTCGAGCTCTTTGAGGTGAGCCCGGTGCTGGTCGGCGCCAATCGCGGTACCGCAACGCTGAGCTTGAAGGGCGATGATGGCGACGAGGAGCTCTTCGGTCTCGATCCCTGTCCGGCGTGCGGACATGATCGGGCGTTCGACGAGGGGAATGCCCTCGAACTCCGCGCCGAGTGGACGGCGGCCTTCGTCAACGACCTCCCCGATAGCGCCTTCGCCGTGATCGAGGCGGGAGGCTCCAGGGATGCGGATGGCAAGACCGTGCCGCGCCGCTTGCGGCACTTCCCCCACCACAATGCGCAGGGCGCGCCAGACGCGCCGCACGTGCGCAACGCGCTGGCGCGCATCCCGCAGTCGTCGCTGTCCGCCGCGCTCAAGGCGCGCGCCGAAGGCCACGTGCGCCGCCACGCCGACCGCATGTCGATTGGCACATCATCGCTGCGGGAAGCGATGACCTCCGGCCTGGCCTTTGCTGCCTGGCACCGGCATGACATCGAGCCGGAACCCGAGCCGACACCGGCCCCGGAACCCGAGCCGGAGCCGCGGCTGGCCGGGCAGGCGCTCTACCTCGACTATCAGCACACCCTCGCTCGTCGTCATCTGTCTGAAGCGTTGTAGGAGGTCGTTATGAGCCGACTGGTCGAGCTGCGCGAGCAGTATCACGCCGAAGCCCGCGAGCTGCACGAGATTTTTGAGCAGGCCGGTCCCGACTACGACCTGAGCAAGGTGACCCGCGTGGACGGCGACTCCGCGGCGAAGGCTGCGGCGATTCGGCGCCGCAATGACCATCTCGGCGAGCTCCGCAGCGAGCTCGAGGGCCTCGAAGAGTACCAGCGCCTCCAGACCGCCAACGCGGCGCGGCTGAGCTGGATGGGCGACCCGACCGCCGCTGGCGGTGGGCTGATCCATCCGAACGGCAAGGCGCTCGAGGGGACGAGCGGGGACCCGGACGCTGGCAAGACCTGGGGCCAGCGGTTCACGGAGTCGGCGGTCTATGCGGACCTGAAGGGCCAGCCGAATCCGTACCTGGTCCACGAAGTGCCCGGCGTGACCCTCAAGACCGTGATGACGCTCTCGACCGGCTTCGCGCAGGCGCCGGTGCGCAGCGACCGCGTCGTCTACACCGCGATGCGTCGGCCGGTCGTGGCCGACCTCATCCCGGATGACCCGACATCGGCAAACGTGATCCGCTACATGGAGGAGACCACCTTCACCAACAACGCGGCGCCGGTGGCCGAGGGCGCCGTGAAACCGGAGGCCGCGCTCGGCTACACGGAGCGCACCCAGCCCGTCGAGCTGATCGCCGTCACGCTGCCGGTCACCAATCAGCAGCTCGACGACGTGCCGGCCATTCGCGGCATCATCGACAACCGCCTGACCCTGATGATCCAGCTCACCGAGGAGACGCAGCTCTTGACCGGCACCGGCACGAGCCCGCAGCTCCTCGGATTCCTGAACAAGAGCGGCGTGCAGACGCAGGCGAAGGCGACCGACCCGACGCCGGACGCGGTCTACAAGGCGATGACGAAGGTCCGGTACACCGGCTTCGCGGAGCCGAGTGGTGCCGTGTTGCACCCGAACGACTGGCAGGACATCCGCCTGCTGCGCACGACCGACGGCATCTACATCTGGGGGAGTCCGGCCGAGGCTGGCCCGGAGCGCATCTGGGGCCTGCCGGTCGTGATCACCACCGCCATGACCGAGAATACGGCGCTGCTCGGGGATTTCCAGCTCTACTCGCACATCTCGCGGCTCATGGGGCTGCGGATCGATGTCTCCACCGAACACAGCGACTTCTTTGCCCGCAACCAGGTGCTGATCCGCGCGGAGGAGCGCCTGAGCCTGGAAATCTACCGCGCATCGGCGTTTTGCACCGTCACGGGGATCTGATCCCGTGTGCGGTGGTACTGGGGAGCGATGCTATGGCGAACTGGACGAATGAGAGCGACCGGCGCCTGTACCTGGATGCGGACGGCAAGGTCGTGCAAGAGGACGACCCGAACGCCGCCACCCTCCTGGTCGGCCCGGGCGGCGAGCTACCCGAGGAGCGCGCGCGCGCGCTCGGCCTGCTGAGCGAGGGGCCGGCCGACGAGCCGGCCGGCCCGCCGGCCGCGACCGAGGCCAACGCCGTCGAGGCACCGCCGGAGAACAAAAGCGAGGACCCCCCACGCCGGTCGGGACGGTCGCCGGCCTGATCGCTCGGTGAAACGGGCGTGGGGGGCGGGGCGGCGCGATCCGGCGGCCTGCCGCCTCGCCTCGCGTACCCGGACCAGACTAGCCGCGGAGAAACTGCCATGCCCGCGAATCTCGGCACCTCGGGCGCGTCCTACAAGGCCGTGACCCCGAACGACAGCACCGACCTGCCCGATGGCCCCTGCCGGGGGCTCTGGGTCGGGGGCGCCGGCAATCTCTCGGTGATCGGCGCGTTCGACACGGTCGAGGTGACCCTGACCGCCGTGCCCATCGGCCTGCACGCCCTGGCCGTCAAACGCGTGCGCGCCACGGGCACGACGGCGACGCTGTTGGTTGCGGTTTACTAGGCGTGGCGGTGTCCTGATGCAAGGGCTGGGGCTCGGGCTGGGATTGGACCTGGAGCGGCGGGTGGGCGCGGACGCGCCGCCCTGGACCCCGGCGGAGCTCGCCCCCTCCCTGTGGTTGCGGGCCGACGCCGGCACCTACCAGGACGCCGCCCGCACGACGCCCGCCACGGCGGATGGCGATCCCGTGGGCGGGTGGGCGGACCAGAGCGGCAACGGCCGGCATGCCAGCCAGAGCACGGCGGGCTTCCGTCCGACCTTGCAGCTTGCCGAGCTGAATGGCCAGCCGGTGCTGCGGTTCGATGGAACGGATGACTACCTGCTGAACACCGCATTTGCAATCAGCCAACCCGACACGCTTGCCGTCGTGGTCAAGCACCCCACCCCGACGGATGGGGCGTTCCGCAACCTAACCGATTCGCACCTGAACGACCGTCAGCTACTTAGCAAGCAGAACGCGGCGGGCAGCAACCATCGCCTCGTCTACGCCGGAGGCTTCCTGTCCGGCTCAACACCGTCTTCCGCCTTCGAGATCTGGACGGCGATCTACAACGGCGCTTCCAGCGCCCTCTACGTCAACGGCATACTCGACGCCAGCGGCGACGCCGGCACCCAGGGGATGGATGGCTACCATATCGGGGCTGACGCGGGTCCGGGCTCTTTCTCCAATGTGGATCTGGCCGAGATGATCCGCGTCCCGCGTGCGCTCACCGTCGATGAGCGGGGCGCGCTCCATGCCTACCTCGGCCAGAAGTATGGGATTACGGTAAGCTGATGCGACGCACGTTGCGGGGTCTCGCCCTCGGCTGCGGCCTCGGCCTGCTCGCCTGGGCGGGCCTCGTCTGGGGCGTGAGCCGGGCCGCCACCCTGGCCACGGGGCTCAACTGGACTGCCAACGTCGCGGCCCCGCCCGGCGAGACCCCGGCCTCGGCCCTGGCTCGCTTCGGGGGCAGCTTCACCCGCTTCTTCGACGACCCCTGGAGCGGCAGCACCGACCCGCAGCGCATCCGGCTGGTGCGGCGCTGGATGCGCTATCAGCCGCACAGCGCCCCGCCCGGCGCCTCCTACCAGCTCGGGAACGAGCCCAATCTGCTCGAACAGGACAACGCCCTGCGCAGCCAGACCCAGGCGGACAGCTTCGCGGTCTGGTACCACGACACGGCGGCCGGCATTCGGGCCGCCAACCCAACCGCGCGGCTCATCGGCCCCGGCATGTGGAACTGGGATGGGGGCGGCTCCGGGTGCTGCGTCAAGGGCTCGGATGCCTACGCCTGGTTCGTGGCCGCGCACCAGGCGCACTACGGCACCCTGCCCGATATGCAGTACGTCGCGGTGCAGGTCTACCCCTGGCACAGCGCCGCCTGGTCCGACCCCATCCAGGGACTGCCCACCGGGCTCGCCCAGCTCGACGGCGCCCTCGCCTGGTCCGCCGGGCGCTGGCCCGTCGTCGTCACTGAGTGGGGCAGCCTGCGCAAGTACTTCTCCTGCACCGCCATGAGCCAGAGCTCCGCCAGCCGCTACGGCTACACGCGCGGGATGCTGGATGGCATGGCCCAGCGCGGCGTCCCCTTCGCCCTCTACTACGGCTCCCACGAGCAGAGCTGCGACTCGAATGGCTGGATGTCCTGGCTCATCGAGCGCGACGGATCCCTGACCCCGGAGGGCCAGGCCCACCGCGACTTCGCGGGCGGCGGGCCCCCCCCACCCCCGGCCCCGACCGCCACCCGCACGCCGGCACCCACGGCCTCGGCCACATCGACAGCCCTCCCCACCGCCGCCGCGAGCGCCCCGGCCACGAGCCCGCCACCGCCCAGCGCGACGCTGGCCGTGCCCACGATAGCTCTGGAGCCGTCCCCGGTGCCCCTGGGGGCACCCACGCGCACCGCCATCCCGGCCGTCTTCCCGATTGGCGGCGCCTGCGTCCCCGGCCGACGCTGCCCGCCGACCCCTATGGTCGCGGCGCCCTGATGGCGAAGGGCTACACGACGGTCGCGGAGATCGAGCTCGCGCTGGGCGCCGCGCTCACGCCCGAACAGACTGCCTGGTGCGAGCTGCTGC